TGGAGACCGTTTATAGGTTGGGTATGTGGTGTAGCTTTAGCATATAATTTTGTGATTAGAGATTTATTTATTTGGGCAATGAAGCCTGAAGTAGTTCCTCCTGCATTACAAATGGAGCATCTAATGACTGTTCTATTAGGTATGTTAGGATTAGGTGGTTTAAGAACTTATGAGAAGATAAAAGACAAAGTAAAGTAATGGCAAAGGAAAAAGTTATTAACTACAAAAAAGTCAAAGTAAGACGTAAGGGAATACATAGTAAATCAAAACAATCAAGTGTAAAATCATCTAAAAACTACGTTAAGAAATATCGTGGTCAAGGAAGATAATGTTTATAACTTACCGTTTAAAAAGTTTACATCTTTCAAAAAAAGCGTGTAACTTTGGTGGGTTAGTGGGAATGTAATTACTAACTTTAATACATATATAAATAAATGGAAGATTTAACTATTAGAAAATTAGCAGAAAAGATTGCAAAAGATTTTCAATTATCTGTAAAAGAAAGAACAGATAGCATATTAGAATTAGATGCTATACAATATCAAAATCTTGGTATAGATTCTACTAAAACAGAGAAAAAAAAAGTTAAATCAGACAGTAGGTATTTGTATAAACTTGTAAAAGGATTTAATGAGACTGATGGTAACTTACTGTTGAATCATATGGATGCTTAACCAATGATTAAAAAAAAACTATGCCAAGAACTGCAAAGAAACCTACAAGAAGTAAATTAGTTAAAAAACTTGATGTAGTATTTAGTCAGTATATAAGACTGTCTAATGCAGATAAGAATGGCTATTGTACTTGTGTAACTTGTAGTAAGAAGTTTCATTGGAAAGAAATACAAGCAGGACACTTTATGAGTAGAAAGCATTACTCTATACGTTGGGATGAAAGAAATGTTAAACCACAATGTGTAGCCTGTAATGTCTATAGAGCAGGAGAACAGTATAAGTATAGTTTATATCTTGGTAATAACTTATCTCAAAAGCTGCTTGAAGAAAGTAGGGAACTACGTAAATTTACAAATATCGAGTTAGAAGAAATGATTTCTGATTATAGTGATAGATTGAAAAAGCTTACTTGATTAATTCTTGTATAATTGTTCTTTGTTATGGAGGGTAGGATTAATTTCTTATCCTCTTTTTTTTGTTAAATATTTTTTTGTATCTTTACGATATGGAACATTATACTAAAGCAGAACTCTATGGCGAGGTCTTGGAACTGCAATACGAAAACGAAAAACTCAAAGAACAATTAATTTTAAGTTATGAAAGAAACAAACATTAATCAGAAACTGTTCAATCTCCAACAAGAGATAGGAACAATTAGCAAGGATGCAAGTAACCCTTTTTACAAGTCAAAGTATTTTGACATCAACTCTTTAATCAATCAGCTTAACCCTCTCTTAAAGAAGCATAGATTACTTCTACTGCAACCAATAGAGGAAGATAGTGTTTATAGTAAACTTATCTGTGTTGATGGAACAGGAGGTGTTATATCAGGTTTAAAGCTACCTGAAATAAACGACCCACAGAAGTTAGGTTCAGCAATTACTTATTATCGTAGATACACTTTAGCTTCACTTCTTGGATTGCAGGCGGTAGATGATGATGGTAATGTAGCAAGTGGAGTAACCGAAGAAAAGAAATGGTTAAACCAAAACACACCTGAATTTAGTAAAGCAATAGAATTTATAAAAGGTGGAGGTAGCATAGAGGCTATAAAAAGCAAGTACAAGGTATCTAAAAAAGTAGAAGATGAACTTGCAAAATTGTAGAATTAAAAAAGTATATTACACAACTAAATATAATAATCAATCAATAAAAATAGAAATATGGAAATTACAGGAAACATCAAGGTTATTCAAGACATTGAATCAGGAACTTCTAAATCAGGTAACGAGTGGTCTAAAAGAACTATCGTTGTAACAACAGGGGGAGACTATCCACAAGACTTACCTATTGACTTTATGGGTAAAGCTATGGAGGACATTCAAAAGTTTCAAGTAGGAAACCCTGTTACTGTTAGCATTAATTTACGTGGAAGCCAATACAATGGTAAATACTATTCAAGTATTAACGGTTGGAAGATAGCACATACAATTGGAAATGTTAGCAACACAGAGCAGAACCCTGCAAGAGAAGAAACAGCAGATTTACCATTTTAAATAATTGGGGGATTAAGTTCCCCCTTTTTTTATATATTTATGAAAAAGATATTTGAAGGAGAGATGCCTGATGACTTTTGGAATTATTTAGTAAATCCAATAACAGGATATTATATAGAACATAGAAACAAAAATGAATATAACGAGGAAATCGCAAGGAAGTATGCGAAAACTCCGCAAAGTATATGATAGCACAAGCAAAGAAATTACAAGATAGGATTTTAGATATTAAGTATGGCAGAATAAAAGAAGGACTTAAAATAGGAGTTCCTGAAATAGACGAACACATACGATTTAAAAAAAACTTACTAATAGCAATAGGACACGCTAACGTAGGTAAGACTACAACACTTATTTACTGTTATGTTTTGTGGGCAAAGAAACACAATCTTAAATTCTTAATATGGTCAAGTGAGAACAGTCCTGAATCAATATTAAGAAAGATTATAGAGTTTAGAATGGGTAAACCTATTCAAGAAGCTACAGACACTTTAATAGATAAAGCAGTAGAGTGGTCAAATCAACACTTTAAAATAATAGAAGTAGAGGACTTATATACTTATAAAAGTCTTTTGAAAGAAGCACAACAAATAAAAGATGCTTGGAGTTACGATGGTTTATTAATAGACCCTTACAACTCGTTGGCTAAAGATGCAGCAGTACTTAAAATGGTAGGAAATGCACACGAGTACGACTATCAGGTTTTGACTGAATTAAGAATATTTAGCAAAAAGAATGACGTACAGGTTTGTGTAAATGCACACGGAGTAACCTCTGCACTTCGTCAAGTACACCATAGCGGACACGAATACGAGGGATTAACAAGACCATTAGCAATGAGTGATGCAGAAGGTGGTTCTAAAATTAGTTCACGTGCTGATGACATTTGGTGTATTCATAGATATGTACAACATCCTACAGATTGGATGTATTCCCATATTCACGTTTTAAAAGTAAAGGAGAACGAAACAGGCGCAAGACCAACAACATTTGAGCAGCCTATAAGTTTAAGAATGAAAATAAATAACATTGGATTTGAATATTTAGGAAAAGATTTAATACAAGAAAATAAAGAAATAAAACCTTTAGAAATATGATGTTACTTGGACTTTTAATGGTAATCACTTTGGTTTATTTAATTATAGGTCAAATCAAAAATGCAGATATCATTTTAAGTCCTGTAATAGGAATGATGTTTGGTTTTTTATATAGCAAAGAACAGTTAGAAGAAGGAGACGAAATAATACTACAATGTGTTATTGGTGTAATTAGTATAACTGTTATATGGATAAACCCACACAATGGCTCACTATAGTTGCTGAAAGGCATAAGGAATGGGTCAATATAGTAAAAAGTTTTGGCGAGTATGACTACGCTGAAGATATAGTACAAGAGTGTTATTTAACACTACATAAATATGCAGATGAAAGCAAGGTTATTAGAAATGGTGTTGTTAGTCGTGGGTATTTGTATTTTACTTTGCGTTCTTTGTATTACCAATATTATAATAGTAAAAGAAAGATTGATAAAGTTTCTCTTGATGATGACCAAATTACCATCCAAATTCCAAACGATTCGCAAATGGATGAACAAATAGCTTTTAATAAAATATGTACTATGATAGATGACCACATAGATACTTGGAGATGGTATGAAAAAAAGTTATTTACTTTGTACAGGGATACAGAACTCTCTATAAGGGGAATAGCTAAAGAGACTAATATAAGTTGGGTAAGTATATTTAATACGCTTAAACACGCTAAAAACGAACTAAACGATAAGTTTAAAGAAGATTGGGAAGATTATATAAATAAAGATTACGATAAGTTATGAAAGATTTCAAAGGAGACAAACGCTCAAAAGAATACAGAGAGTGGAAAAAGAAACACGCTGAAGCAAGTGAAGGACTTGGAGATACTGTAGAAAAGATTACAAAAGCTACAGGTATTAAAAAGGCGGTAAAGTTTTTAGCAGGAGAAGATTGTGGATGTGATGAAAGAAAAGAAAAGCTAAACCAAATATTTAGATACAGAAAACCTGAATGCTTAACAGAGCAGGAATTTCGTTTAATCAAGGATGCAGTAGACACTAAAAAGAATAAGTTTACTCCTGATGAACAAAATGCTTTTGTATCTATCTATGAAAGAATATTTAAAACCAAAGTAGAGTGTACACCTTGTAGTTTTGCCAAAGTAGTGTATAAGGATTTGGTAGCAGTTTACAATCAATATTTATAATGTATAAAAACCC